CCATTCTTGTCGAGTTGTGCGCCAAGTTGTGCAATTGCTTTTACACGCTCAAGCATTTGTTCTGGATCTTGTGTGGCAGCATCAAACTGCATGTAAAAATCAAATCGTTCACCAGCATTTCCTTTGTCGTACTTCTGCATGTCCTGCATACCGGTGACACGGAAGTATTCTTGGTCTGGGCCATACTGTTGGTAAAGGGAGTAAACTTGATCGAGTAGAAGTTTTAAGTGATGAAATACTTTATCTATCACTTCTTGTTGCTTCATCTGTGCTTCCACAGGATTTACTCCTGGTGCGTTTCTACCAAAGTATCTATCTGCTTGTTCTTGGATGTATCTACGAAGTTCTACATTAACACCAGATCCACGGGGTGTGTCTGCAAATCTTACTTCACCAGGTACACGATAAGGTAATTTTACACCCGGCCCAAAACGGGAAGGGGCGCGCCCAAGAGGGTGTTCCAAAGGAGGTAAAGTTGTTAACGATTGTGCATCAATCGCTGCATCTGTTTCGACCTTGAGTACCTGCTGCAAGCTTTCAATAAGCTCTGGGTATGACCTAGACGAGTATAATTTTTTGTCTGTTTTTTCAAGGGTGGTTACCACGAATGGATATTGCCCATGTGCATAATCAAGTAATTGATGCTTGGCATAAAGATCAGAAATATTGGCATGGTAGATTGTGCAGTAAATACCGGGTACATTATCCTCATCCAATAGTCTTTGATAACAGTACACAATTCTAACAAGGCTATTATCATTGTTTCTGGTAAACTCATCATTCTCTCGCAATTGATAGATGTTCTCATCTGTATCCTCGCCTTGTCCTGCAAGTTCAATCGCTGCATCCACAAACTCTTCTGACCATTTTTCGGTACTAATTTTAGACCTTAATTGCTCTGGAGTCATACTCACGGAATGAAACATGTAAGGTGCTTCCTGTGGATCTATACAATAGCTTGGCCAAAATACATCCTCATCGGGTGCAAGGGCTTTGATCTTAGGTCTACTTACAACTTGGCGTGTGACAGGTACTGTGGTTTCTCCATCCTTACGCATTTCCTTTAACATTGCCCGTGCCTTGGACTTGCTAATATCAAACTGTGTTTTAAGTGCTTCGCTTAATTCCTCGTCCATACTTCCATCTTGTATAGCTCCGGCAATCTGTGGAAGGACTTGGGCAATCTCTTCAAGCTTAATGGTCTGTTGTTGCTTTAGTTCTTGATTCTCGTACCAAGCATAATGAACCATCATACCTTTTTCAAAAAGATGATTTAATCCAAGTTCAATCTCAGGATAAAACTCCTGCATCTTAGAATTAATTAACCATCGTAAAAACATGGATACCACATTGGCACGCTCGACATCACTTGATTCTGTGGGTGTGGCTATTATGTGACCACGTCGGATTGCATTCATTGACATTGCCACCCGGCAATTAATCAACTCATCGCACATCCTTTGTTCTTGGTCACTCGCACCTTCCCAAGGGAACACATCTCCTGTGGAACTTTGGCTTGAATGCTTCTTAAAGTCATCACTCTTGCCTGCCCATAAGCAATTACGGACATCATAGTCTCTTTGTCTACGATCTAACCATTCACCTAAATCACTCTGTGTACGCTTGTACGCTTCACTAAGATAAGCAATGTCAGGCTCTTTTGAGACATATAGTAATTCTGGATCGCTGGCAGAGAGCATGTGTAGCATAAAACTACATTAGCACCCTTATGTAGTCAATCTAATACAAGTTCCTCCTGCACGGGCATTTTGATTTCTCCTGACTGTACCTTGAAGTATCTTTCTAATGCCTCGGTCATTTTTGGGCCACGAAACCATCCAGTACCATCAGTCGATTCAACCCCTAGTTCTTGGCATCGCATTAAAACCTTAAATGAATTTATTGCTCCTACATGAACTCGATCAAAAGACTCTGTCCACATAGTTAAATTCCTTAACTTCCATTCTTTTGTACCACCTACAAACACAACAGATGCTTCTTGCGGTACATCTTGTGGAGTCATTCCATCTTGTACGCAGAATGCCCATGTAAGATCGTAAGACTGTTCTAAAATAGGATGCCACTTTTCCCATTCCCTAAGTGTTTGATCTCGATTTCCTACACAATCAGGAACAACTACCCATCTAGGTTTTAATATCGTTTCTTGGTAGTAATCTAGCATTTTAGTAAAATCAAATTCGTTCCATTCTTTACCAGATGACCATACACTAAACCTACCATTATCTATTCCATAAGGAATCCAAGGCACAGGTTCTCTAACTGCAGACTCAGGAGTAAATAACCAACCAACAGGATACCCTAGTCCAGCCCAATAATGGACTATCCCTTTAGCATTGTTGGATGGCATTACAATCATTGTGTAACACCAGGGTCAAACTCAGGGTATTCCATTGCTTTGAGTGCCTCATCAAGTGTTGGAAACACATAGTCTGCATGGTATCTAATCCAAGGAGACATGGAACTAGTGACCACAATAATTTGTTTATGTAAACTCCAAGCAAACATAATTTCCATTGCAGTACCCCATGACGGGTGATCGCACTTTGCTAGGATTGTATCGCAAGAGACTATATCTCGTTTGTCCCTTTCTACTATTTCCTTTGGCATTCCAGCGATACTTTCTTGCCCTCTGTAATCAGCATCTGTTGGCTTAATACTCATTATACCTTTTTTGCGTAAGATAGTATTTGCAGCCTTTCTCCACCTCACACAGGTATCATCCATCTCATAGATTGCTCCAGCTAGGTAAACTAATCTTACTTCCATGCAGATACCTCCGCTTGCGTTGTTGTCTTGCAGACTTTCACGGAATCTAAAGTTAGATGATTAAATGATAAGTTCTTTTCTAATTCCTTGAATAAATACAGAGCTATACTTTCTGCGGTAGTCTGTTCCATGATTTCATTTAGATACCTATGATCTAAGCGCTTGACTACTCTACTAACGATCCCACGAAACTCTTGCTGGTCGATTAACCACCCAACTTCGGGGTCAGGTTCTCCGCTTACAGTCACATATACTTTATGTGTATGTCCGTGAAGTTCTCCGTATTCCTTTCGTTTATTGCGGATTCTATGTGCCGCTTCAAAAGTAAATTCTTCCGTCAGTCTAGTCTTCATAAATCTAATACCCACCACCACCTGTGACCTGTATGTCACGATGGGTGACATGGTCTGCACCACTTACAAATAAATATCGCAGGCAGTCAATTTGGTCAGAGAAGTAATCACTCTTACTCTCTCCTGCATATTCAAGCATGGAAGATATTGTATTCTCGCACTGATCGGAGAAGTAAAGCTTGGGGCAATTCTTGTCTGTCATGGTTTCTGTATCATCCCAGCTAAGTGCATCATTAATCTTGGCAATACCTGAGTCTATAGACACACCTGGTGCAGCACGCATCACAAATCCCATGTTACTCATTGTATTGATTATATTACTTTCTCCCTCCTTTGTACGCACTGTGGCTGCTCCCATTCGTGGGTCAACTATTCGCTCAAATATCTCCTCACCATCTTCCTGTGCTTCAAAGTAGGATAAGTAGTCTGAGTACCCCCAACCTAGAGGACGTTGTCCAGGGCCAGGTTTACCCACTGCTTTTCCTGCACCATTAATGTGGGGGATTGCCCATGCTCCCATCGTACTATCAGGAAACTCACGATAGACATATATCTTACCATCCTTGGTCACGCCTGCCCATAATCCAACCCAAGGTTTACTACCACCCGGATCGCAGATGAAGTAACGTGTTACACTTACAGATGGATCTAAGATGAATGGTATCTTGCTATGTTCTATTACATTGGTCTCACGCTGGAATTTTGGGAACTTTCCTTCAAAGCTTTTACTTGGTATGCCGAATAATCGAGCAAGCTTTACCTCCTGTGGTTGCTTGGAATAGGTACGCACAAGTTCATCTGCATCCACAAAGGGACTCATCTGTGACCAAAAATAATATATGCGACAGTCAGGCCAATTAGCAGACACTTGTTCAGTAGGCAGTTCCTTATCCATTAACGCACTATACTTTGACCTGACTGTCGTAGCTCCTTTCAGTAAACTATTAACTAATGGCGTGTATCCTTGCAGAGTAGTGAAGGTCAGAATCAAACGACCATGATTATCTGTAAGTCTTGCCAATAGCGTGTTAAAAATATTCTCAGGAATCTCCTCATCGGCATGTATACAATGGGCTGCCCATCCCTCGAAGATTTGTGGGTCTGCCATGTACTGTCTGTAATTATTAAAGTATATCGTACTCCCACGCTCGGCATCTGGATGTGTGGGTGGCAAGATTGCTTTCCCTGCATTGAATCCATTCTTCTGTGTATATTGCAGACTATGATTCTCACTCTTCTTCTTGCTTCTCTTGTACCTAGCCGGAAGGGAATCCCATATATAACGCTGGGAATCACTTATACTTCTTTCCTCACTAACATGCAAAGAACGTATCTCTGCTTCGGGTATGTTCTGTGCCAAGTGTACAAGCAAGCGAGAAGCGAAGGTGGTTTTTGACGATCTGTTACCACCAAGGCAGACATGGATTTTTGTTTTTTTCCAGTTTTCCATGACCCTACGCCACCCAGGAAGAGTCCAACCCCATTCGATTGGATCTTCCTTCTCGCTGTTTGGTTGGTCAAGGAGCAAGCGTGTAAGTGTTTCTGCTCGTACAGGATCTTGTACTGTTAGCTTGTCTATCTCTTCATCTGATAATGCACACTTCAACTCTCCTCTATCATACTTAAAGTCATCTGTCCAAGGCACGCCAAAGCGTGCGTCTATTTCGTCTGCATAGGTTATCTTACCCATAGTCTATAATCCACACATCCCACTACATTCTTCAATGAATCCAAATTCCTTTTGGCCTTTTTCTGTATCAGTTCGCAAGTCAACTTCATCAAGTGGTTGGTGGGATCTGTGGAGATATAACTTTTGTTTGGTATTATATACCCCGTTTCTGATTCGCTTATCTAGGTCTACTGCTTTTGCATACTCTTCCGGCTCTTCATCTTTCAACCTTCTCCACTCTTTATTGCTGTGATATGGGCAAAACCAACAAGAAGATCTTGGAGGCTTTGGATAACCATTATCTTTCATCCATTTTAAACAATGATGTCTATGCATATCCATTTCAATTAATGGCCACCTATGCTGAATCCATGATTCGTTAGACTCTTTCATCCGTTGAATTTCGTCCTTTGAAATGCCGATCCAAGTGGTAACAATTGGTTCTTTTGGCTTTTTGCCTTTCCATCCAGCAATCTCTTTAGTCTTTCGATTAATTGGTCGAATCTTAAAGTCTGTTGTACAAGTCCTCATTAGTAATCCTGTCTCTGTAAAGAAGGGAGGATTTGAACATCTGCTCCCCTTGATTCCTTTTTCAACATCAACAAGTAAACCATCTTTCTCCATCACTCGATACACGGGGAAAGGAAGCTCGCCCTCTAACCAATCAAGATAATCATAAACACTTTTTGGCTCTGCACCAACATCACTAAATATAGCTGCGTCAGGCATTGGGTTAATTTCACCATGCTTTGCCATTAATGCCATAGTGGATGACTGAACACCTGCACCAAGTGATAATATATGATTCATTTGTAGCTGTTTGTAGTCTGTTTACCCACGATTTAATATCTCAATACCTACGATGATTGCTTCTTCGAGCGTGTTGCACGGGATTTCCTTTTCACTGATTGTCCAGCATTCCGTATCCTCTCCAACGTCTCTGGGCTTAATTGCAAGGGTGGTGGCCCTAGCTTTTTGTAATTGCACTTCGGTAATCTTGCAACTGATGTTGATATCGCTCGCCCGTATTTTTTCCAATAAATCGGATTGTATCCCTTGGGTACATTCACTTGTCATTACATTTGCAGGCATCTTCATAAAATTGCTTCCATTGCTTGCCACATTGCCAACATCTCTGCCATCCAAACGGGGCTTTTCTTGCCCATAACTTCTGCTGCTCGATAGTCCATTCATCATCACCATCTATCCATTTCATGCTTGTCTGGCTTGCTCCTCAGTTAATTGCTTCCAAATATCACAACATCTGACCTTTAGATCCGTTACTTCCTTGGATAGCTCGTCATTATGTTTCTCCAGGTCAATGACCCTGCTTTTAAGCACCATATTCTCATCCGTTAATCTCCTCACCCATAATGGCCAACTCTCCAACTTCTCTCCCGTGGGGGCATATATATTCATTCTTCGTCCTCCTCGTCTTCATCTAGTTCCATATCAAATTCAAACTCTATGACATCCTGGTCGTAGTATTCTTTAGCTGCATCCACCATACATTGAACAATTTCTTCATCCTCCATATCAGATTCCTCTGACCAGCGATGAATCATATTCTTAAATTCGTGGTAACATTGTTCTCTTGCTTGCATGATTTTTTATATCAAATTTTCCTCTGCATGGTTCTTTGCGTGGTATCGTTGTTCGATACACTGAACCATGGGCGTTGATTGCTAGTTGATTCTTGTTCCAAAATCTGTGCCAAGCTTCGTTCATTTCTGCTGTGCTTATTGGGCATTCAATTCCTTCCATAAAGTCTTCCATGCTAGTTCTGCGGTATCCACATTAGACATCCTTAAATAATTCTAGGTTTTCGTAATAAAGCCTGCGAAAACGTGGGTGTACATATAACCCATTCTCCATTCTGTATTTCCACTCTCTTCTGTAATGTTCCAAGCAATACTGCTCAAAGGCATGTGTATTCCCATCAAACGCATTACGAGCATCCTTCTCTTCCTTGCGCTTCTTTATAAACTTATTACGAGCATATGTATCGTGATTGTACAGTATAGACTTATTGGTAACCACAGATCGCCATTTAACTTCCTTTCTTATATCCAAGCGACTCACCACACGCCTCAACTCCTTAAGTATATCTTTTAACGCTTGTGACACACGCGCACCACAAACCTTAAACTTCTTGCCTATCTCTTTGTATTTCAAGCCCTCGAAATAATACAACTCTACCAGAATGCGATCTGCTTCAGACATCAGACCAAGCAAGGTTAATGCGTAGTCCTTCATCTCTATATCATCCACAAAAGTCATTACCTTCTCTTGATACGTTCCCATTCAATGCGTTGAAGCTCATCCTCACTCTCTTCCTCCTCCTCGTCCGGCATGTCTCCCCTTACATCGTAATCAACTTCATCATCATCTATCATACTAATCTTCCTTTCCTATCGTACTCGCCTTCCAAGGTGTACATATCTCCATCTTCCCTCTTAACCTTGACCACACTTCCCAAACCAAAACTACCCGGCTTTGCCCGGAACTTGCCATGTGTGCCATCACTAAATTCTATAAAGCGTAAGTATGGATTCTTAGGTAACAGATAGACCTTAGCACTGCGTACATCCCCCATACTCTGTTTAATCATTCCTTCCTTAATCAAAGTACGCTCACTCTTCTCTTCCTCTTCCTTCTGCGGTTCTTCCATCTCAAGCAATTTAGCAACCATCTTCTTGCTCAGTCGCTTCTGACTAAACGCAAGCCTCACTGTGATAGGCTTTACTCCCATCAACTTGCTAAACTCCGTGTAGTTCATACACGCCTTCTTTAATATCTCTTTTCCCCTTTCAACATCCATTTGTAGCCTTATGTAGTCTTACACTTGACAATGCAAGTATTTTCTGAAAAAAAATAAAAATACCATGCCTAAGCAATATAAACGACAAGCAAGGAAACCCGGTTCAGTCCGTGGATTCTGTGATGATATGACAAAAAATAATATAATTAAATCAGCAGCCAAGATTGCAGCCAAACAATCAAATGGGAAAAAAGAAGCAGAGATCCTAATGAAACAAGATCCAGAACTTCGTAAGTCTATTGGTAATTTCCTACGCTATCGTTTGGACATGACTGAACAGGAGTTCCTCAATCAGGTAAACTCCAAGCTATCCACTATGGTGGCAGATTCCCTAAACACACTTCATAACAAACTAGACGAAATACCTCCTCAAAATCTAGCCTATGCTGTCGCAGTACTCATGGATAAATTCCTAACCGTCTCAGGTAGACCATCCAACATCACCGCATCCGCAAATGTAACCCTCGGTTCATCCGATATGTCCCCCGATCAAGTACGCTCCATCCTTAAAGGAGCAACCAAAGAAGTTAAAAAACAACCCACCCAGGCATCCGAAGATAAAGTTGTAGACATCACGCCAGATGACTCCTCTAAATAAACAAATCATCGCCCTACGCAAAAAAGGTCTGTCCTTTAACCAAATTGCAAAGAAACTTAAATGTTCCAAATCTACTGTATCCTATGCCCTGCGTAAAAAAACACGGGATCTTGCCAAAGAAAAAAATAAAAACTATCCAAGAAATTATAAAGTAATCCTTAATAAAATCTATTCCTTCCAAAATCCTAAACCACTTTCCAAACAACCTAAGCCTGCCTGGTATCTTAATAAATCAAAAAGACAGACATCCAAAGCAATATCAGATAAAGCCAATCGTTTCCAAAGACCTATGACTTTCAATTATAAAGATGTTCATGCAAAGTATGGTGACACTTTTCCATGCGCGCTTACAGGTAGACCTATAGACTTTCACGATCCAGATACCTATGAATATGACCATAAAACTCCCACAGCGCGTGGTGGGGATAATTCTATGGATAATCTCCAAATTGTATGCCCAGAAGCAAACCGGGCAAAAGGTATGATGACAGATCAAGAGTTCCTCGATCTATGTAAGGAAATTGTTATCCATGCAGGACATCGGATATACAAACCCATGGATAAATAAGATCGTATTCCCGATCTACTAACTCAAACTACATTACCCTACGCCTCGAATCGAGGCCATGCTGTATGCCATGCAAGGGGGTAGGGGGCATGAAAGGTATGGGGGCATGATAGCGTAATTCCCCATCATAACCATGCGCAAACAACGCCCCACCAAGGGGGGCAATATTGCAAAAAAAGTTATGCGGGGGGTGATAATAATATAGAAAGAACGCAGGCGCGCAGGCGCGCCCCCGCCCCCCCGGGTGCGTGCAGGCGTGCGTCTATTTATAACGTAAAATGAGGGTCGCACTTCTTGTTAGAAAGTGCAAGGTATGCATGGATAGTGGGATTGCGTGGTTTGACTTGGCAAGATTACATGATTGCGTGCGATTGCGTGGTCTAGCTCGATTGATTGCAAGCTTGGTTTAAACAATCCAGTGTAAATATGTAGTTAGTGTAAATACATATAGCGCATACTTACATTTTCTTGCATGAGGGCGAAATGCTTTTTCACATGCTTTTTCACATGCTTTCTTTTGACGTAATAACGTAATGACGTCACATGCTATTCACACCACATAATTTCATGCTACCAGTTTGCAAGGATCACATGGTACTAAGTTTGCAAGATTGCGTGAAACTTTTTTTGCATGATGCATTGCCCCGTGAACCGGGGGCATGCTGCATGCTGCATGCATACAAGGATGCAAGCTTTTATTAGTTAGGTTACGATTAACTACAAAATAAGTTGACATGGTGCAGTTGTTGTGTTTTAGTGTATTCCATGCAAGCGAGATAGCTTGTTTTTATTAACTCAAAATTATTACTACAAATGAAAAATCAATATAACTCAGTACATGATTATGTTACCACACGCCTTGAAGAAGGGTATGGTAAGGAGACTAATGCATCTGATTTGCACCATCACTTATGCAATGAAGATTATTTCATTATCGGAACTTACAAGGCAAAAGAGTTTCTCGGTTCAAGCGCATTCGATATTATCCAAAAGATAAAAGAGTATGAACAAGACAACTTTGGAGAATGCACAACAGATTTGAGTGATCCTGAAAAAGTTGCAAATATGTTTGCTTATATTGTGGGGGAAGAAATTCTTCGAGAAAGTGATCATTTAAATGAATGTTGGAATAATTATCTTACAGATGAAGATCACGCCCAAATCACTTTAGAAATTGCAAGTGTCAACATAGCTAAAGTTTACAACTCCAATTAAACTACAAACAACTAAATTTCAATACCATGTCACACTACGAGCTTACAATCATACTACTAGCACCATACGCCATCATGGGCGCTTGGATCGCAATACAAACACTTAAAGCAAAAAGGAGAAACTAGCATGAACCAAGACTTACAATATTTTATCACTGAGCATTGCAAGCGCATTGCAACCTTACAAAACAGCAAAGACCCCAACAAGCATGCATTGATTGCCTTGCTTGCAAAGGAGATCGGACAAGCAAAGGAGAAACTAGCATGACATTAAGAGAATTAAAACCATCTAGCTATAGCGCCATCAATGTTACTACTGAGTATCTTGGTAGAAGATATCTTATAACACATTGCAATGATTGGTTTACTGCTGAGCGTGTAGCTTGCGATTACCAAGCTAAATTTCCAGACGCATGTTACTTTACAGGTAGCAAGTATGATTCAACTCACATTGATGGTAAAGCCATTGATTTCCGCAATCATTATGCAAAGGAGAAACTAGCATGAAACACGCAAGCGAGATGTTCCCGGAAGCACTCAAACAATTGATTGAGATAGGCGATAAAGGCATGAAACAAAGAGAGCAAAGGGAGCGTGCAAAGCAAGCCAGCAAGGCCTCGTTTACGAGGGCATGTAAGCATGGTGCAAGAGGGCAATCCTTTACAGAAAAAGAGAAAATACAACTAACATTCAACCTTTAATAATTATGAGCAAGAAAGACATAAAAAGATGGATGGATATAATTTCGGAATTAGCAGATCATGACATTGCACCAAGATTATCGGATGCAGTAGGTGATGGTGTATATGAAGATATACCAGAAATTGATGATGCAAGATCATTGTTACAAGATGCATGGCAATTACTAAACAATTATTTGGAAGGAGAAACAGCATGAGAATAGCAGCACATAAACAAGCACCTAAGCTTACAAGCTTTGAGGTATTCGCATACAAGCAAATCAAAGGCCAGCGTGCCTGTATGAAGGTTCTAGAGGTGGAAGCGAGAACTGCGCAGGATGCAGGAAAGACCGGGCAATCCTTTAGCAAGATGATGTCTTACGAATATTCACATGTAAGGGAGGTAAGGTGATGAGCAAGCTAACACTAATAGGAGAAAACGAGAATGGCGTTCCCTTTGCATCTCGCATTATAAAGAAGGGCGAGAAGTATGGTAGAAACTTTTGCTTGGTACATGATGGAGAAGATCCCTTGGTAGAATTTTGGGATCTCAGGCATGAGCATGACTTAATTGCACCCAATGATGAAACTAAAGGGCAATTTGTATCAAGGTATTACATCAAGACATTAAAAGGAGAATGCGATTATACGCATGGCGAACCTGCAACTGAAAGAGGTGTCAACCTTGATGGTGGCGTAGATGATTGGTTTGTAGATGCAGTGCAAGTAAGAAAGGCAATCGCATGAGCAAACAAGACAACAATGACCTGCTACCCAAGCTTGCACTTGGCATGGCGCTCTTCATAGCGCTCAAATTCTTGCCGAAAGTGCTTGCATGGTGGGCTAAGAGAAACAAGAAACAAGGAGAAATATAGAATGAAAATAGAATTAGAATTTGATATAACAAAGACAACACAAGATACCATGGAAGGTACATGGCATGGTAATATTGATGATGATGCAGTTTACTTGCATTGCTATACTGAGCTATTAATAAAACATAAGATCGCATCTCTTGTAGAAAATATTGACTCAGAGTATGGATGGGGTACTCACGCATGGAATAGACACATGGAACACATTGAAGAGAAATGTCACGTATCTTTGTTTGAGGAGAATGGCAAAGAGATAGATCCGGAATCTAAGCATGGCACTTTCGTTGCATGGAAGGATGGAGTACCAGCATGATGTCAACAAAAAGAGAAATACAAACTTGGACAAAAACTTCGGAGGGTGCATGAACACTACAGAATTAGACAAAATCAAAGAATTAACAGAAGCACTAAAAGAATCCATCAAATGGTTGGAATGTACAGAAGATGGTACATATGAACAGATTAGGAGAATCTTTGGTGAGGAAACTGTAGACATGTTAAATCGCCATAGAAATATCGTGAAAAAAACTTCGGAGGCTAGTGTTTTCCCGTGGGAGGAGAAACAAAAGATGCAGCCTAAAGTAATCTATGAAACAGATCCAAGGTTAGATCCAAACTTTGAATCTAGTGAAGGAGAAACTTAATCTTTAGGTCATATAGCCTCTTAAAAGCGTTTTAACACCCACATGGGTATATTGACCTTCTTTTTATCCAAAAGCGTTTTCTAGACCCCATGCTCGTAACGCAATGGCATACTATGAGATACCATGTAAGTCATTTGTAGTCTAAAATGGTTTCTTATCATGCAATCGTGTATCAACACGTGTTGAGAAACGCCCGGTTGGCTTGGTAAAAGTTAGCTTAGTTGCACGCACTTCTCCATTTCTGTTCTTAGCAACATTGCAAATGATATCGTCATTGGTTGGATCTACTTCCTTTTCTCGATGCATGAGAAGCACGCAATCTGCATCTTGTTCTATACTTCCTGACTCACGCAAGTCAGAGAGCATGGGATTGCGGTTAGCACTTTCTAAGGCACGATTTAATTGAGAAAGGGCAAGCACGGGAACTTCATATTCCATTGCAATTGCTTTCAAGGAACGAGAAATGTGGCTCACCTCTTGCACTCGTGAGTCATGCCCAGGTGAAGAGAGTAGCTGCAAGTAATCGATTACGATTAAACCAAGCTCGCCTTCAAGCCTTTGCTTGGCAATGAATGCCTCAATACTTTGCATGGTGGCTTGGTTATCATCCTTGAATGTAATTGGCCAACCTTGCATTGCTTGCACTTGTGTCTCTAATTTTTGCTTATGACCTGCATTGAGAAACCCCTTGCCTGTTGGTTTGCGTACACCACTTGCATTGGAAAGTAATCTACCAGCACATTCTGATGATGACATTTCTAAGCTTGCATAGCTTGCTCTTAAACCACGCTTTGCAGTTTCGTATGTCATTTGTATGGCTAATGCAGACTTTCCTACTCCTGGGCGTGCTGCAAGGACGTACAAGCTACCTTTCTTGAAACCACCGCCAAGAATAGCATCTAACTTTTCCAAGCCTGTTGGGATTGCTTGCGTGCCACCTGCATCCACTTCAAGAAATTCTGCAAATGCTTCTTTACTTGCTGCACCACATGCAACCACGCCTTTGCGTTGAGAAAGTGATTTTGCAATGGTGTTCACAAATGTCTGACTTATCTCTTCTGCTGGTTTACTTGCTTTTAAATCATCATTGGCTTGCCATAAGGCACGCTCCACACTTCTCGTATTACGATGATCTATCAAATATTCAATGTATCTTTCTATGCCACCTCCTCCAAACTTCTCGCTCAAAAAGATTACTTCTTGTTTTAGCTCTGGATGTTCTATGATTACATCAATCTCATTGGCAGGTGATAAGCGTAAACACGTTTCAAAGATCGTGGAACGATCCATGCAGGAGAAGTCATCCTTGGTTAATGCTTCACCTGCTTGTGCGGTGGCTACTCCACTTTCATCATGCAACATGGCGGAGAGAACTGCTTGTTCTGCTAATTTAACATCAATCATCCGGGTGCTTGGTAGTTACATCAAAATTTAAGCCATGAGTTGAAACAGAATTATTTACCACGTTATCATACCCACCATCATTCAACCATGAGTTTGGATGTTTTGCATAATTTCCTTTCTCGTGAAAATGTTGATTGTATTTCTCTGCAACTATCTTTGGGTCAAGCTGTGAAAGATCATCCCAATTCAATCTGATAGTCTTTACAACTCGTCTTGCAAATTGCTGGTTTTTACATACTTCCCAGAATGCTTGAAACCATGCATGAGTTTCCTCTTTTTTTGCATCCTTATTTTTAGCCTCTGTATTATTTTTCATTATATCTTTAGATATAATAATATTATCTACACACGTGTGTGCGCGAGGATTGTAATACGGGGGTATTACATTGGCATTTTGGATAGTCGGTGCAATGAACTGTGAAATCGCTGCTTTTACGACCTCAGATTTTCTCATTCCTGTAAGCTCACAAAACAACATTAATCGTGCGTTTGCGGACTCGTTTAATCGGAATGATGTGGTGTAACTTTTTCCTTCTTCTTTATCTTCTTCTGACATATTTTTATGCTCCTATTAATGCTGCTATCCATGCCAATATCATCCATGCCCAGGTGATAACTGCTGCTGTAAATATTGCTGTTATTATTATTTTATTCATGATTTTATTAAGTGTATTCATGTGTAACTTATTGTAGTTAATTTATCGTTTAATGATACTGCTGGCATAGTTTTTTATGCGTTGCACCGGTATCAAGTACGCTTTCTTTGGATGGGTATCTCCCTTGCCTGTGAATTGACGCAAGGGTGGATTCTGCTCCACAATGAGATCCTTTAATTGTTTTGGAGTGATAAATATAAACTCATCCTTGGTATCAAATATCCACCAATCTGCGGTGGTGGCCATCAACCCGGATCGCTTGCCATACATCTCGACCTCCACCACGAGATTGCCGGAATAATGAGCCTTCCAATCCTGCTTTACCTCATAGCCTTGCTTCGTATTGGCTAAGAAGAAATCAAAGCCAGAGAACTTGCCTGGTATGGGTATGGGCTTATGCCCTTTGGATTGGAAGAACTCGATTAATTCGGCCTCACGCAGCTTTCCAACAGATAGGCTGGTGTCAAACTCAGTCATGGACGCTCACTTCTACCCACGTCTCTTCTTCCTTGTAGGTTTTGACTTTTTCCTGACTGACTTCGAGGGTGATCGCTTGAGGGTCATCTTCTGGTATAATGTCCGCAGCCCGGAGCGAATCGACAAGGTACTTGACTCCCCCAACAAGGTTGTCCGGGTCGCAGATTCTGACTCGCTTGGAGATAATGCGGACTCGATGGCGATCATCGCCTCCTTCTGCATTTCTCTCTTCTCTTTGACTCGCGCCCACCGATTCATACCCAGAAGTGTGTTCAATGAAGGGGTTCGTTTCTTCACGCACAGCGTTATTTTTTCTCCCTTTTCCATCACTAGTTGGCATTTATGTTTCTTCCCACCAGGTTAATCTTGGCTGCCATCTCCCTGTCACATTCAAGCAAATCATGAATCTTACTACAGGTGTGGGATATATTGCTATGATTACGATCGAAGACCTTGCCCAGCTCTTCAACCTTATATCCTTGTTTGCGACTGTAGAAGATTGCACATTGGCGTGCCAAGGACACATCTTGTGTGCGTTTCCTACTTTCTATCTCCGCAACACTTACACCAAGAGTCTTGGCACATATCTTTTTGATATCATCAATAGAGATCATACATTCTCTGTGTGTATATATAGTGATGTCAGGGTCACTCTGATTATTCATATCCTCACCTGCCAATGTTGCCACTAATTGCTTCAGTGCTGCATGTAATACCACAACCGCGCCTTCAAAGTTCTGTTGCTCAATATGATCTTCAGCATATCCCAGCACTTTATCCATCTCGTTTATTTTCAATCTATTAGCCATTCGTCACTGCTCCTTCCCTCAGTTTTCATCCACTGGTTAATTTCTCTTTTATCCCATGCAAATCCACGTCCACCTCGGCAGGCCATGCCATCTACTATGTAACAGGTTAATCCTTCATCCGCATGGAATTGATCCAAGGATGTCTGTGATTTAAACCCAAGTAGTTTAAGTGCTTTCTTGCTGGTAATTAAGTATTTCTTTGCACCTTGATTCCTGCCCATTACGCCACCTTTTGGTTAGCCCAACGCAAGGCATTGGAAAATTCATACATCGATATGGTCTGCCTATTACGGATCTTCCTCGTCTCAATATTATGTTCCTTAATTATCTTATAAACATAACTGCGACTCACACCAAACTTCTCGCTAGTCTTACTAATAGACAAACGATTCTCCGTAAAAGGCGTGCCAAGATTTAATGTTTTAATATCATCGGAATAGCCCGGCCATACATCGGTACGCAAACATTCACCATAGATTTTAATCGCTTCAAGCACACGGGGTACTTCACGCTCAATATCATTGTTGTCTATATGGTAACATGCAGTGGCATATGGTTCAGACTTCTCGACAACCAAGAACACAAACTGCTTGGGTCGCTCGCCCATCTGCCTTAATGCAGTCATGTAGAATGCAGCTTGGAATGCATAGCCAAATTGACGAACGCTCTTAGCAAATCCTTTCTCACTTGCATCCATCGTAGTCTTTAAATCTATGACCATTCCATTCTCGCTATTATACAAGTCAGGACGAACCTTGCAGGGCGTGCCTTCGATCTCGAAGTATCCTGTATGTTCAGTCTTACTTGCCGGATGGTACAACATCTCTAGTAGCAGTGGATGCATTCTTGCAGATGCAGCTACCTCCATGCACATATTATAATCAGATTCTGGTAACCAACGCTTGTTTGGTTCTGCTGCTTCCATCTCTGCAAATGCATCTTTGTACGCTTTGGTTCTGCTTGAATTGCCATCAATCTCTGTTGGCTTGCATCCAAATTCAATATCAACTAATGCAGGCTCAAGTGTAGCTGTATGTACCAGGCTGCCATTCAATAGGGCAGGGGTACTTGGCGTGGGGAACTTCATCGAATGCTTCACCTTTGCCGGGCAAGAGCCGAGCAATTGTCTTGCTCGACTCGAACCCAACGCAGTGTCCGCATGATAGTCTTCGTTGCTAATGTTGGGACGTAACATATCAATAAGGGACTTCGTCCTCGTCCTCCTCAACGGGTGGTTCAAATGCTGCAAATGGATCTTCACCATCAAATAATGCCGGAAGATTGATTGCCTTTAACTCTGCCTTCACAATAGCTCGCAGATCCTCATCCAACTTTTTGATTGGCTTTGGATTCATGGCATAAGTTGTCTCCAATCCTTCACCATTCCTGACAACTGAGATGTCGTACTTACGGCAATCACCCCAATCCTCATCATTCGCAAGCTGTAATAACTCTGATTGTAGTTTAGTCTGCGTCATTTCCAATATCTGCACTTTACTTTCTGCATAATTATAAACCACAAACGCATAAAAACTGCGTGGCTTATCCTCAAATGCTTGGGGTGCTTCTTCACCTTCTGCCCAACGGATGGGACGCTTCTTGCCATCCACAACTGCCCAGCCTAACGTTCCACATATAAAGCCTGGAGTAGGCTTATCATCACTACTTCCGATTATTCGGAACTTATTATCTCCCTGCTGAAACCTCATATAGTTTCCAGCGCCACCACCACCTTCTGAAGGTGCTTTTATATTACTAGGTAAGAATGCCATAATATTATTTATTTTATGTTTTTGTATTTTATTGTTGCTTATTGTATTTTGTCATGCTTTTAGAGGTACATGAGCAAAACACGTGAAAATCTAACCAAACCCTTGTCCCTACGTTTACACTCTGAAGTGCGTAAAACGATTAAAACAGTTAGTGAGGATACAGGTCTCCTCCAAGCCCAGCTTTACGACATGGTTCTACGTGCAGCTTGTAAGACGATTCGAGAGAATGATTATTGTTTTGAACTTCCGTTGAAGTTTGAGCTTTCAAAAAAGAAGTAAGTAATTCCTGCAAGTCTGTAATCTGTACTACACTAGGGCGGTCGGCAAATATCTCGACTGCCCCGTTTTCTTGTATACGAAATTCTATACCATTAAATACTGCTGTTGTTATCATTACTATTTGTAGTTGATTGTAGTTTGAATTATTATTTCTGCATATAAGTAATATGCATGGGAGGTTTTTAATTATGCGATCTTAGTCGCAGATATAGTAGGTAACCCACTATATATCTGATCCGTCAACTTAGTGTCTGCGTGTCCTAACGCTTTACTTGCCGGATAAATTCCATTGCTTCGCATCAATCGATGTCCGCAGTATTTTCTTAATAAATGAACAGCATACTTTTCCTTCACGCCACACTCTTCTTTCAAGAATTGTGCAAAGCGCTCACGTATTTGTACCTGTTTACAATTCAAGATTAAGTCATTAAAGTCACGCATCTCCATAACCTTGTCCCAAAATGTAGGATCGCATGGCCTATCCTGGAACTCACCACCACATTTAGGATTATGAATACGAATGCATTTATTGCCTTCGATGTCCTCATATAAATCACTCCACCTTGCTCGCCTCATCTCTGAGTTACGCAAGCCAAGGCCATACGCAAGTAAGTAAGCTTTGTAAAAAATTGGTTTGGTATGCTTGATCGATTCGCACTTCTCAATAACCCTGTGAATGTCATTAGTAGGTATAAATGATTTAACAGGTTGTTGCTTAACCACTGTGGTTGTCCAATTTACCATGTAGGAAGTCTCAATTCCCTGCTCATCATACCATTCGATCATACCACGTGAGAATAAACTTTTACTTAATTTCAATCTTTGTGCGCCTTCTGGGAAGTTACGCAAAAAATGCTTAGGCAAAATTAATCCACTCTCAGGATGCCTTCCACCCAAGTACCGGGTATCAAGATCCAAACTCATCTCTAATTTGTCCATGACATACTTAAATGCATTCGCACAATTACGCATCGTCTCATACTTCGGAACATGAAAAGTGGTGCTTCTACAATCTTTGTATGCAAAAATTAATTCGCTTAAAAGAATTGTCCGTGCAGGTGGCTTCTCATAATTCAGTACAATATTATTAGACATAGTTCGTGGGGTTCGGGGTAAATGTCCACGATTATCTAAATCCATTCTGCTTGTGTGTAAAGCATTTACGTCTTTGTTGGCTAAGTGCATTTTTTTAATTATTTGTTTTAGTGGGTTTTAATACCCCATTGCACTTTCTTTAAGACATGCGTGACATTTCTGAACGAAAGTGCAAGGAATACTATTTTAGTAGATGTATAATTCCTTGTCTTGGCATCACAAAAAGCAAAAAATGTTTTTATGTCAAACACATTGTGTATTTTTTTTACCTTCATTAGGTAGCACTAGTAATGCAGTCCAAAAAAAAGCCACCCGGAGGTGGCTAGGTGCTGACACTCCTGCCAGCTAACTCAAGGAATTACTACGTCCCTTTTGTAAATGCTAAGTTAGTTTGAGTTATTTATTTTGTCAAGTCCTCCGAGGTATTTCCAATAGACCATATCTAATGGAGTACCTTGTAGCATTGCACCTTTATATTCTTTATCTCCAGCTAATGCCCCTATGTCTTGGGCTGCTCTATCAAACGCAGTTGTTGGTGGAAGTAATCCTTCAAGGAAAGCTTTGGCAGGCCCGTCTCTTTGTGCCTTCATTACTATGTATCGATTGATACCAAGTAGTTTCCAAAGGTTGTTCTCTAGCAACTCGTCACGCTTTATTGGTCTACCATACAAAGTATCTTTAATCATGTCCGTACCTGCATTGGCAGCAGCAAAGACAGTTGCTAATCCAATCAAGCCTTTCATTCCTTTTGCAGCGGATTTTGCAGCAGCTTTCTTGTTACCTTGGGCATACAACTCTTTTGCTTTTGCAATGTCTGCACCTGCTGCTTCTCTTGCTACATCAAATTGTTTTATAGTAAAAGTTTTAAGCATGTACATGATACGCATGTTCCCACTTTCATTGTAGAACTTAGGCATCTCACCAAGTGTTGCAGGATTAAGATCCAAGAATTTATACCATATTAATTCTTCAACTGCTTTAGGTAGTTGTTTACTTGCCGGATTACTTTCAATTAATTCCCTTACCATTTGATCTGCACGTTGCTTGCCAAACACAGGGGTTAAATCATCTTGTAATTGACCTGGGCTTTTGCGTGCTTGTGCTCGATACTTTTTCCATGATGCATTCATGGTAGTATTCTTTGCAAGCTGATCTAACTTTTTTAATCCAACAACAGTAAATACTTTATCAAGAGCTTTACTTAAACCATCCGTGCTTGTGGCAGAATCTATATTATGATCTGCAAGGTTAAAGTATTTTACGAAATCAAAATTATCTTTCTGATTAAACAAGCTACGGAATGTATTATCGAATCCATTGAAGTGTATTGAATATGCAAGGTCACCAAGCTGAGTTATTGCAGATCCAAAGTTACCCATGACTTGCATATAGTTTAAGTTCTTAGCAGCCTGGAAAGCTGGGTTTACAGTTTTACCACTAAAGCGAGACTGTATTATCTCACGCAGTTTTTCAATATCCTCTGCTGTATATTTCTTATCACCCTGCAACATTCTTTTTGCAACTTGCCCGGCAAGAGATTCATCAACCTCCATCTTCATACCAAGGTCTGCACCTATCCTATCTGTACTTCCTTCAAATCCTACTTGCTTGCCTTGGTCTGATGGTTTTCTAAACAAGAATTTTTTACGCTCAGTTGCCATGACTGCACGCTCAATGTAATTCTTTAATGCATCTGCTGGATCTGCATAAGCATCAAGCATTTTATCATCAACTTCCTTAATACTTCTTCCTTTAAAGTTACCGGGTAATGCACCACCTGGTTGCGTGGGAAAACCACGCAATACTCTACTAGTAACTTCTGCTGCTTCTTCTGCTGGTATTATATCAATAGATTCGTATTTATGTTTAACACGATAATCTTCAAGTGCCTGCTCTACTTGATTTCTAGTATCACGAAAGTCATCATTATCATCTAAGAATTTCTTAAAAGATTTGTAGTCTTCTACCTGTCTTGGGAAGTAGTCTTCAATATAACCAACCTCGATGCCACCTTCTTCTCTTGCATAGTCTCTAACCTCGTTAAGTGCCTTACGCATCTCATTAAGTTCGGACTTATCTGTTATACCCAAGTCATCAGTCATGCGAACTATTGCGATGTAGTCACCATTAAGTAAGTTTGTTTTAAACTCACGCAGTTTTACTTTATTACCTTTTAGCCTTTTTGACATGGTGGTAATAAATGGAGACACACGATCAAGGAATTGCCTGGTCTTTATATTTACATTTTTTTCATGTGAACGAAATATAGAATTAAGCAATGGATCTATGTTCTTTAATTTGCGTGACAATGGAACAAGTGTATCGCTTAGAAAATCTTTTGCATCAGATGCTATTTTCTTAAATTGGTTTTGCCTGACATACATTCCTTTGTCTGCAAAGTCTTTTACCTTCTCTGCCTTAACTGCATCTGGTTCTACCTTACTTGGGTTTGCTTTAGCTTGTGCATTTGCTCTTTTAAATGTGGAAGTCTTTCTAAATTTACGTAACTGTCTAGCACCTAAACCTCCTGCAAAAAGCAAAGCTAGTAGCAATGGACTAAACCCTGCTTGCTTTATTTCACTTTCATCATCATCCGATAATAATCCAAGTGTGACTGCACCTCCAGCCCCTGCGGTTAATGCAAACTCACGAGTCATCCCTTGCTTTGCAGCCTTTATAAACTTCTCATAGTTACTACCAAGTTTATCATCTGCCATCCTTTCAGCTTTACTTGCTGGGCCTGCCTGCTCCATTGGCCGATCCGTAAAGTTTATTGCCTTGGTTGGTTGGTCTGCACCACCTTGATTTGCTCGCATGGCATCTTCTAAATCAAGGACATCCATTCTATTGCGCTTGAGGATTCTTTTTAAATCTTCTTGTAGCTTTGCTCTTTCTTTCTTAGCACCTTTTCCTTTACCAAGCCTATGGTCTAAAATAGCTTGTCTTTGTTTTATGCTATTGAGGGCA